CCGCATTATCGGGTAGCTGGTCGGAAAACCGACCGGTCGGAAAACCGACCGGAGGGGTCGGAAAACCGACCGGAGGGGTCGGAAAACCGACCGGAGGGGTCGGAAAACCGACCGGAGGGGTCGGAAAACCGACCTCTCCCCCCTACAACCCCCCTCACTGATAGTATAGAGATAAGTATAGAGAAAAGTATAAATACAGAGAGTACTTCCCGCGCGCGCGAGGGATCAGACAAAATCGCCTATGGTGAGTATGTCCGGATGACCGCCGCCGAACACGACAAACTTATCCAGCGCTACGGCATCGAGCGCACCGCGCGGATGTGCGAGATCCTCGACGGCTATCTCGATAATCCCAAGAAGCGCAACCGCTATTCCAGTCATTACCGCGCGATCCTCGGCTGGGTCGTCGCGCGCCTCCAGGAGGAGGAGCTGACCGCCCAGCGGATGAAGAACGCGCAGGCGGCCGGGCAGCGTGCCCAGGGAGTGCAGCAGGCGCCGGAAGGCTTCGGACGTGCCGCCGCTGACGCAAAGCGCAGGCTGGAGGAAATTTTCAAGAAATACGAATAGCAGCTATGGACCAGTACGACATCATACACGCAGCGCAAGGACGCGCGATGAACACCTACACCGTCGACGACGGCAAGGAGGTCATCCGCGCAGTCGTGGACCGCGCCTACACCCTCAGCGAGGTCGCGCAGCCTGGTGCCATCGACTACCAGCGGACGATAGACGACATCCACGACAAGGTGCTGCGCTCCTATGGCTACCTCACTGGCCAGGAGCTCACCCTGGTCGCCGAGGCTGGCGTGGCAGGCGAGCTGGGCGGAAGGACCCGCCCCTCTGCCGCCGCCTTCTTCGGCTGGATTGCCGCCTACGTCGGTAGCGATCTCCGCAAGGAGACGATCCGCAACTACCGCCGGAACAATACTGGCGATCCTGCATCGCGGCTCAAGACGCCGGACGAGATCGCCGAGCTCAACCGCCAGGCGGAAGTCCGCGCGCTCCAGACGCTCTGGCAGGAGTTCAAGGACCTCGGACACTTCGCCGCCGACCACCTCGACGGCTACATCGCTATGGCCTGCGACGCATTTATGAAACGCGGCTATATGCAGGTGACTGACGAACACTGGGCGCAGGCGAGAGCCGCGGCACGGAAGGAGGCGCAGCGTGCCCTCGGCTCCAGCTGGATCGACCGCGCCCTTCCCTATGACCCGATATTCCGCACGAAGCGCATAATGCTGGCGATGTGCTTCCGTGGACTTGTAAACGCCGGCTATGAATTAACCATCAACGCATAACAATTAAGGAGGAACGAGGAATGACAGACTACATCCTCAAAGTCCTGGACCAATGGGAGAATGCCCAAGCGGGCACTCTCATATCGTCCCACGACCCGGCAGTGCGTCAGGCAGCCGAGTCCGTGATGTGCACCTGCCGCGAGCTTCGCTGGATCATTCGCCGGCACGATGACCCTGGCGTACAAACAGACGAGGCAAACTACGCCGCCACCAGCGTCATCGCACGCTTGCAGAAGATATACGCGAGGAAGCAGGTCCAGCAGGACTCCGTCGCCTGCGACAACATACGCCTCGCCATCCGCCAGCTCCGCACGCTCATCGAGCCGCAGGAAGTGGACACCACACCTATCGACATCTTTATCGTTTAACTCATAAAATCAAAAACTTATGCAAAAGTCAATCATTCGCACCTACTCCGCCGGCGTATTCTTCGGCGAGGTCACAAAGCAGGAAAACACCCCCGCAGGCGTTATCGTAACCATCCAGAATTGCCGCCGCATCTGGTACTGGAATGGCGCCGCATCACTCTCGGAGTTGTCGCAGTCAGGTGTCAAGCGTGACGGCAACAAGTTCAGCGTAACCGTGCCAGAGATGGTTGTGGCTGGTGCTATCGAGATCATCCCCTGCACAGAGAAGGCAGTCGAATCTATAAACGCTGTGCCGGTATGGAAGGCGTAACTCTTGACGAGCAGATACGGCGCTTCTTAGCGCCTATCGGTTCCGGTTACGGTGACGGTTCCGGTTCCGGTTCCGGTTACGGTGACGGTTACGGTGACGGTTACGGTGACGGTTACGGTTCCGGTTACGGTGACGGTTCCGGTTCCGGTTCCGGTTCCGGTTCCGGTGACGGTTCCGGTTCCGGTTACGGTGACGGTTCCGGTTACGGTGACGGTTACGGTGACGGTGACGGTTCCGGTTACGGTTACGGTGACGGTTACGGTTCCGGTTCCGGTTCCGGTTCCGGTTACGGTGACGGTTACGGTTCCGGTTCCTGGAAGGCCATCAACGGCCAGCGCATCTACTGCATCGACGATACGCGCACCGTCATTGAATCAGTGCACGGCAACTATGCCCGTGGCTTCATTGTCGGCAAGGACCTCCAGCCGCGTCCCTGCTTTATTGCCCGCGTCGGTAACTGCTACGCCCACGGCGACACTCTCCGCCAGGCACGCAGTGACGCAGAGGAGAAGTGGCTGGAGGACCGGCCCCTGGAGGAGCGCATAGCGGACTTTGTCGCATCGCATCCGGAGCTGGACGAGCCATACGACGATCTCTTCAAGTGGCACCATATCCTCACCGGCTCCTGCGAAGCTGGCCGCAAGGAGTGGTGCCGCATCCACGGCCTCCTGCCTACTGACGCTATCACCGTCAGGTCTTTCATCGATCTCACGCGCGACGATTACGGGCGTGACGCTATTCTGGAACTTGCAAAACAATACGGACTCAAATGAGGGACATCCGCTACTTTATTACCGAGGTCTACATCCCCAGCGGGAGCAGGACTATCGAGCACGAGCTGGCCGCCGTCGCGCAGAAGTACGTCGACCACATTCTCTCACACTCCGCAATGCTACGGCTCGCGGAAGAAATCAAAACCGAAATGGACAGCATCTGCGCCGCCAACAAGCGACTCAAGCCGGTGGAGATTGACTGTGACCTTGACGGCGACGCATACTGCTTTCGCTGGTTTCGCGCCGGTCAGGTGTCGGTCAATTTCCGACTTGTCAAGGGAGAATTGATTTAACACGATACAGCTATGACAATTCTGAAAAACGGAACGCCCACAGGCTTCCAGGATCGCAACGGTCAAGAGATCAAGACCGCCGACCGCATCAAGCACGTCGTCGACGGCTCCATTTGCGTCATCGACAAGTTTGCACGCGCAGTGTCGCCGCTCGGCTTCAAGTACGAATTGAGCAGCCTGCACTGCTCGCGCGGGATGAATGTCGACGGTACCTACTTCGCCAAGCTCACTGACTACGAGCTGACAGACGAGGAGCCGCCCAAGCCAAAAGGCGAGAGCGTCCGCCCCGGCAACGATGGCGAGAATATGGCACCCGACCGCGTGCGCGACCCTCGCAACGAGTCACTGAAGAAGGAGAACTGGAAGAAGGTCCGCAAGGCGGCCGAGATGTCCGAACTCCAGAAGTACATCGACAAGCTGGTCCTGGAGGGGCACGCCGTTGACGTCAGCACTCCCGAAGCGCAGGCGGACGCTATTCGCATCAAGCTCGACGGCCGCGACATTACCTTCGACGAAATCAAGGCCGTCGCCAACGGCATTACCGAGGATGACGCCCGCAAGATGCTCGCACTCCAGGACTACCAGGACGAGGACCTCGCTGACGAACTCCGCGCCCGTGGCTATCACGGCGAGATCCGACGCACAAAAACAATCATCATATAGCACAAGACTATGGCAGTATTCTATTCAGGCATCATTAACCTGAGCAAGATCCCTAAGGAACTTATCAGGGAGAATCGCAACGGCGACAAGATTATCTACGTCGACTTCGCCGAGCGCAGAGCGCCGTCACAGTACGGCGATACCCACTACTTGAAGATGTACGACTCCGCCACAAGGACGCAGCACTACATCGGAGACTTCCGCCCGCGTACCATCGGCAACGACGCCGACGGTGCCGTCGGCCAGACCATCGCGCCCACCGCATCGGCAGCGCCAGCACCGGCATCGGCACCCGCGCCGATGCCTGCGGCCGATTCCCTGGAGCCACAATCAGACGATTTACCCTTCTGACGTATGACTTCGATCTCTACACGCACCAAGATCTTCCGCGAGCAGGCTGGCGCCATCAAGGCGCTGGCCACTGCCCGCAGAGAGGACGGCAAGGTGTTCCTGCACGCAGACATCCTCACCGCCCTGGGCTTGCCGACTGACAAGAGCTGGCAGCGCTCGCTCTCCAACTGGCTCTGCAAGGACGGCATCCGCCGCCGGCCGGAGTACACGCACAAGCGCTCCGATGCGCCGGAGATCCCGGCACTCATCCAGGACGAGATGGTGAAGCCGGTAGGCGTCCCGCCCTCCGGCGACTCTATCCCAGACATCGCTATGCTGAAGGACATCCACCGCAAGATGTTCGACCATATACACGCCCTGTCCAATGCCATCGCCGACGCCGAGGCGGCACTGCAAGACCTCAATGTGCAGTGGTGGCGTATGACGGGCGCTCTCGGTATTCATCCAGAGACCGATGACTGACGCCGAGACCAGGGCGATGCAGCTATATCCGCCCAAGTACATCCGCGAGACGTGGAAGCGCACAGACCCGGACATCAACGCCCCGCTCCGCGCAGCTTACATCCAGGGATGGCGGGACCGCACCCGCCTCGCGGTATCACAACATAACAACGCACCAAAATTGAATAATTCAAAATGAGCAAGACCAACCCGAAGGCGCCCCGCCTCGCAGCGCCGAAGAAACCGAGCGAGGAAGAAATCAAGCAGCAGCAGCTTCACGCCTTGCACCAGCAGCGCAGCGCCCTGGTACAGACGTATGCGGTGAATATCGTCAACAACAACCCGCTGGACGTCCTGAAGGAGACGAGCGCGGCAGAGGTCATCCGCTTCGCGGCGGCGCTGGCTGACGCCACGATGGAGGAGTTCTACGGCAAGAAGGAGGCAGAAAGCTATGGCGGAGAATAGTGTAAGGGCTGGCGGCGTCTCCTTTTGTGGACTGCTTGCCATCGTGTTCATCGTGCTGAAACTCTGCAACGTCATTACTTGGTCGTGGGGATGGGTGCTCGCTCCGTTGTGGGCGCCCCTCGCTACTGCTGTATTGTGCTTTGTCGTCTACGTCATTGTCGCGGCAGTGGCCAGCGCAGCTCAAAAACGGAAGTAGGATTTGTATGGCTTACCTTGTAGGCTTAGATCCCGGCAAGAATACCGGCATCGCAGTCTGGGACACGGAGGCGCAGGCCTTCGTGTACCTGGACACGGTGCAGATACACGAGGCGCTGCAACTCGTCTTCCGCTTCGACGTGACCGATGGTCCTGTCAAGGTGTACTTCGAGGACGCGCGCAAGCGTCAGTACCTGCCCCGCGAGCGCAACGCCAGTGAGTACCGCGGCAAGCTGATGGGCGCCGGCTCCGTCAAGCGCGACAGCGTCATCTGGCAGGACGCCCTCACCGACTGGGGCATCCCCTTCGAGATGGTGCCGCCCAAAGCGGGCGCAACCAAGTGGGATGCCGACACCTTCCGACGCCTCACCGGCTATTCCGGACGCACCAGCAACCACGCACGCGACGCCGCCCTGCTCGTCTGGGGCAGGAAGTAACGTACAACGCCGTATGGCTATTATCTCACAGAATGACACGGAACGATATGGTAGAGGCGCTTGGGCGCCAGCGCAGAGTCGAGACCATCGTGGCGGATATGACACGACGGCCACTGGATGCCGCGCTCAAGGACCTCTGCCAAATCGTCTATCTTCACCTGCTGACGATGGACGAGGACAAGCTGCGCGACCTCTACGACACCGGCGACATCCAGTTCTATCTGCTTCGCGTCATCCATCTACAACTACACGGGCACCGTACCACCTACGACAGAGAGGTGCGGCGCTTCCAAAGAATAACCAATCCAATCGAGGGAGACTTCGCTGATGAGTGACTTGCGCAAAGCTGCCGAGAGGCTTGCGGAAATCCGCCACGACTACCAGTGGGACGGTGACGTCTTCGCTGACGGTGACAGCCGCGCCGATGCGGTGCGCTGCATCATCAACAACCGGCTGAACACCGTCGACCGCACGATCATCCTGCTGTACATCGACTGCCAGTCAATGGAGAAGCTGGGGCGGCTGCTCGGCTTCAGCAAGACCACTGCCTTCAAGGAGGTGCACCGCGTCAAGAAGAAGATCCTCGACATTTACACCGGGAAGATATGATTTACCTCCAGCTCGCCACCGTCGCCGTCATCGTCGTCTACATCGTCGGCGTGTCCGGCTTCACGCACTCCTGGCGGAGCGCCCTCGCCCGCGTCCTCGGCATACGCGAGGAATATATGCGGCCTATCAAGCCATTCGACTGCCCCACCTGTATGACCTGGTGGAGCTGCGTCATATACGCCGCAGCCGTGCACCAGCTCACGCTCTGGACCGTGGCCGCTTCCGCCGCCCTCTCCCTGCTCTCAATACCGATAGAGCAGTTTCTGCTATTAATACGCGAGGGCCTGACCGCCCTCATAGCGAAGATGCTCGGCAAGCTATGACGATAGGTGATGCATACGAAAGGATGCTCCAGGCGATGGAGGATGTGACCGGCGAGGCACTGGAGACGGCGCACCCGCGTCGCACGGAGTCCCAGTACTGGATGCGCACGATCATAGCGCAGCACCTATGGAAGATGGGATGGAACGACCGCCAGATAGGCGAGATCCTGCACCGCGATCACTCCACCATCTTCGTCGCACGGGCGAAGTACCGCGCCGCGATGGAGCTGCCGAAGATCTACGCGGACGTGGTCAGACTTGACAACAATTTCAAACAACGATACTATGATTTTTTCGGAACAGACATTTGAGGCGCTCTCGGCATACGAGACGCAGTACCGCACCGCGATCAACGGCGACTGGTGCAGCAACCCAGGGCGCGCCGCTCTCGCCCTGATGCACGCGGAGCTGGAGCGGATTGACAAGCGCCAGAGCAGGATGAACTACAACTGCTCTACCTGCGTGCTCACCACCGTCAAGCGCATCGGGCGGCTCTACTTCGCCGACAAGGCGGAGCGCGTGGCTAAATTGGCCGCCGAAGCCGCAGGCGAGGCCGCTGCCGCGCCTGAAGCACCCCAGCCGGACAAGAACCCGGCCAAGTCGAACAAAGCGAAAACAACGAAGAAATGAGCAGGACAATAATGAAGTTGCGCGTCGTCAAGACGGCCACGCGCTCACTCGGCTCCGGCATCCAGGAGTCCTTCTGGACCTTGCAGAAAAAGGGCCTCTTCCGTTGGAAGGAAGTCGGCATCTTCGGTACATCGGACGACGCGATGGCGCACGCCCACAAAATGCTCTCGGTATGAACAAGGCAAGACTCGACATTCCCGTCAGCAAGTTGTCCGGCAATTCCGGACAACTGCCCTGGCTCCCGAAGAATCCGCGCAGCTGGACCCTCGGCGACATAAACCGCACCGTCAAGAGCATCACGACAGATCCGGACTTCCTGGAGGACCGGCCGCTGCTCGCCGTACCGGCTGAATCCGGCAAGGGTGAGCGATATATCGTCTTCGCGGGAAATCTCCGTCTGAAGGCGTGCAAGGAGTCGGGCGTCAAGACCGCGCCCGTGGTCATCTACTTCCCGGAGACCGACGATGACCGCGAGACGGTGAAGCGCCGCGCGATGCTCGACAACGGTAGCTTCGGCTCCTGGGACTTCGACGCCCTGGCCAACGAGTGGGACGACCTGCCGCTGGTGGACCTCGGTGTTCCCGCGTGGGAGGCGGAGCAGCCGGACGTCAATCACCTCAGTACGGAAGGGCGCGAAGGCGGCGAAGGCTATGACGAGTTTGTTGACAAGTTCAAGCCGAAACTCACCACGGACGACTGCTACACGCCTGTTCCGGTCTATGACGCCGTCGTGGACTGGGTGGACAAGACGCTCGGACCGATAGACCGCGACAAGATAGTGCGCCCGTTCTATCCGGGCGGCGACTACCAGAACGCCGACTATCCCGAAGGATGCATCGTCCTTGACAACCCACCCTTCTCCATCTATTCCGAGATCGTCCGCTTCTACCTGGAGCGCGGCATCCACTTCTTTCTCTTTGGTCCGCACCTCTCCCTCAAAGTCAAGGACGCGGACGTGACGTATGTCCTCTGCGGGCAGGGCGTGACGTATGAGAACGGCGCCGTCGTCAACACGTCCTTTGTGACGAATCTCCCGCAGCTGGCGGAGTACCGCATCGCCATCCCCGTCGCCCTCTATCGTGCAGTCAGGGCGGCCGACGAAGAGAACACCCGCAAGGCCGAGTTGAGCAGGTACCGCCGCCCGCTGGAGCTGTGGACCCTCCCCGTATTGTCCAAGATCGCAAAGGGCGACGACGACTACAACGTCCGAAAGAGCGACGTCTTCGAGATACAGAACATCGACTGTCTGAAAGAGCAGGGCAAGTCCCTCTACGGCGGCGGTTTCCTGTTCAGCTCGGCAGCGGCACGCGAGGCAGCGGCACGCGAGGCAGCGGCACGCGAGGCAGCGGCACGCGAGGCAGCGGCACGCGAGGCAGCGGCACGCTCGGCAGCGGCACGCGAGGCAGCGGCACTGACTCTATCTGATAGGGAGCGCGACATCGTCGCGCGACTGGACGCAAACAATACAGCCGGATGAGTTCTTTGACCTGCAACCACGGCAACCCGGCAGCCAGGACGCAGGCGTAACCTTCACGGGGCGGGACAATGTATTCTGCAAGCAATCGAATCGACCGCCCCTTTTTAACTGAGACACAATGGCAAAAGGACACGAAAATCTCATACCAGTGCGAAGCGTGGAAGAAGCGAGGCAGAAAGGCCGCGCTGGCGGCATCGCGTCCGGACGTGCCCGTCTCGCAAAGAAGCACGGCCGCGAACTCGCACAAGCCCTGCTCGCCGCGAAGGAGCTGGCGCCAGATGTCCTCGCCGAAGTGGCCAAGTCTTTCGGTCTCGATGAGAGTCAGGTGACGAAGGAGGTGGCGATGCAGGCCAGACAGATAGACAAGGCGATCCGCAAGGCTGACACGAAGGCATATCTCGCCGTCAACAAGGTCACCGGAGTGCTGGACGAGAAGGAGGACAACGCACCCACCGTCAGCGGCACGTTCACCATTACGCTGACAAGCGCAAAGGCCGTGGCAGGCCTCCAGCGGGCCATAGAGAACGGCGCACAGCCGGCAGCACCGGAGGACGAATGATGGGATATACACGGACGTTTGAGAAGATCTGCGAGGCCCTGGAGGACGGGCCGCGCTACATCGACAACCGCGGCGGAGCACGCTCCGGCAAGACCGTCGCCGAGTGCCAGCTGTTTTCCCTGCTCGCACGATATGACAAGACGCCGACGATCACATCCATCGTGTCGGAGTCCCTGCCGCACCTGAAGCGCGGCATCATCCGCGACTTCCGCGATGTCGGCAACGACGAGGGATGGTGGAACGAGGCCCGCTGGTCCAAGTCCGAGTGCATATACACCTTCCCGTCCGGCTCGATCATTGAGTTTTTCGGTGCTGACAACCCTGCGAAGTTCAGAGGCCCAGGTCGGCACCGGCTCGCAATCAATGAGGCTAACCGCGTGGAGTGGGAGGCGGCACGCCAGCTCATCCTGCGCACATCCGGCCTCGTGATGTACGACTACAATCCGAGCGCCCCCTTCTGGGGAACGGAGATCCTGCCGACGCGCGACCGCTACAAGCTGGTGCACTCGACATACCTGGACAATCAGTTCCTCCCGGACGAGGTGCGCCGCGAGCTGGAAGCGAACAAGGACACGGGCAACTGGTGGAACGTCTACGGCCTCGGCCTCATCGGCCAGGTGGAAGGGCAGATCTTCGACTTCAAGATCGTGGACGAGCTGCCGGAGGGTGACGGCTGGAAGGAGTCCTGGGGCCTTGACTTTGGCTTCAGCCACGACCCTACAACGGTCATCCGCATCCGGATGCACACCGGCCGCAGGGAGATCTACGCGGACGAGTTGCTGTGGCAGACGGGAATGACCAACCCGGAGATCGCCGCCGCACTGCGCTCCCTCGCTAATGGCGCCACGCCAACCGTCTGGGCGGACTCCGCAGAGCCGAAGTCTATCGAGGAAATCCAGCGCTTCGGCTGGCAGTACATCGAGGGCGCGGACAAGCGCATCGCCGTGCGCGAGCAGATACAGCAACTTCGCGCTTGGACCATCTACGTCACCCGCCGCTCCACCCACCTCATCGACGAGGGGCGGAAGTACCTCTACAAGCAGCTCCCTAACGGCACGTTCACCAACGAGCCGATTGACTTCTTCAACCATTGCTTCGCGGCTGGAACAATGATAGAGACACCGGACGGCGAGAAACCAATCGAAACGCTCCGCCCCGGTGATTATGTGATAACCAGCAACGGCCCAGAATGTGTTGATATTTTGCACGATAATGGATGCAAAGAGATACGCAATATATCGTTATTTTTTTGTAACTTTGCAGTACAACTTCAAGTCACACCAGACCACAAGGTCAAAACTGCAAAGGGATGGAAAGAGATACAAGACCTTCAACCGGGGGACGTGCTTTACGTATCCAGGAATTTAACGGAAAGACTTACAAACTCTATGCGGGAGAGCGTTATTTCTCGCGCGGATGTCACCGGATGCACCGCGACGTCTGGGAGTTCTACAACGGGCCAATCCCCAAAGGGTACGAAGTCCACCACAAGGACGGAAACCCAGAAAACAACGACATCGCCAATCTCGTCTGCATCCCTCACGGAGAACACGCGAAGGAACACCACGAAGAACACGTCGCTCGCGGACTTTCTGCAAAAGGTCAGGCAAACATTCACAAGGCTATGGAAGCGGCAAGGGAATGGCACGGCAGCGACGCCGGACACGACTGGCACTCCGAACACGCACGCAAGCAAGCGGCAGCACGCGAATGGCGCGATGCCGTGTGCGAGTGTTGCGGCAAGTCCTTCCGCTATCGTTCCATCCAGACGCCGCGCTTCTGCTCCAACGCCTGCAAATCAAAATGGCGCAGGGATACCGGAGCCGACAATGTTGTGCGAATTTGCGCTTTCTGCGGCCGCAAGTTCTCCACAAACCGATTCAAGGACGCCATCACCTGTGGTCCCTCTTGTGCTTCAAAATATCGCTGGAAGGTCCGTAGGGACGGCGGAAGTCTTTGACCTTACCGTCCGAGATTCACACGAATACATAGCCAACGGCGTACTCGTCCATAATTGCATCGACGCGCTCCGCTATGCCGCCGTGTCCCCGATGGGACGATACCAGGAAGGCCAGTACTCATTCACCAAGACGCACCGCGGCGGCCTCCGTCGCCATTAAACACAGACAATGATACAAGACTTTGAACACCTCACCCTGGGCGCGATGCTGCGCCTCTCTGCCATTCCCACAGACATCGAGCCGCTGGACCGCCAGGTGGCCATCCTCGCCGTCCTCTCCGGATGCACGGAGGACGAGATCCTCGCGCTCCCGCTGAACATCTACTCCGCCCGTGTCGCCGCCTCGACATTCCTGGACAAGCCGCTCCCGCAGCGCGTCCCGCAGCGCTCATACAGGTGCGGCGACTTCACCCTGGAGCCGGTGCGCGACTTCAAGCACATAACGACCGCGCAATTTGTCGACTTCAAGACCTTCGCCGACCAGGCAGGCGGCGACGAGGCCAAGCTGTCGCAGATGACCGTGGAGCTCCTGTCGTGTATGCTGGTGCCGAAGGGTCACGCCTACTGCGACGACTACGACCCCGTGGACGTGCAAGTCGCAATACGCGACCACCTGCGCGCCGATGACGCCGTGGCCCTGACTGCTTTTTTTTTGGCCAGATGGATGCGATTGTCGAAGCGTATCCTGGCATCTTCCCGCCGGATCGCCGCGAGGAGCAAGAGGAAGGACCTGATACGGAAGATCGGCCAGCTCCGGACGATGAGGCGGAGCCTGCTGACCCGTTCTCTGCGAAATGGGGGTGGATCAGTCTCGTCGACACGGTGAGCGACACGCAGCGCTGCTCCTGGGACGAAGTGTGGCGCAAGCCAATGATCGAGACGCTCAATACCTTCGCCTACACGAAGGACCGCAACGCCCGGAGGGAGGACGAGTTGGAGAAATACAGAAAGACGCACTGATATGGCTGATTTGCTGAACACCGAGAATCTTGCCGCCGTACTGGAAGAGTATGGCGTCGCCGTCCGCAACCTCTACCAGGACCGCCTCATCCTGCACGACCGCATCGCCACGGGCGAGCTGCTGAACAGCGTTGAGACGCGTGTGGAGTACAACGGCGCGGAGTACGAGGTCAAGATGGATCTCGCGGAGTACTGGCGCTACGTTGAGATGGACACCGCGCCGCACTGGCCGCCGCGTTCCGCCATCCTCAAATGGATTCAGGCGAAGCCGGTGCTGCCGCGCCCGCTCTCCAACGGCAAGCTCCCGTCACCGGAGCAGCTGGCGTTCCTCATCCAGCGCAAGATCGCCGTCTTCGGTACGAAGGGCATCCCCGACCTCACTGACTCCGTCGAGGATATGAACAAGGCCTTCCAAGAGCGCATTGCGGCCGCGCTGGCGGCCGATGTCGGCGATTACATACGGAAGATCATCCGGGAGCCTTGACGCCTCGCTCCGGCCCGCTAAATACGGCCGGGGCGTTTTCGCTATTAAGGGTCAGAAATCTATGTCCCTATGCCCGCATCAATTTGGAAAGACTACGAGGTCAGCTTCGGCGCAGTCGCCGAGGCGGACTACACCATCGAGGCAGGCGGCGCCGTCATCTACTCCGGCCACGCCGTCAGGCGCCCGGACGCGGCCCAGCTGACCGTCCGCATCAACGACGTCTGTGCCGACTACCTGCTGCACACCGTTCCGAACATCTCCAGCCGCGTCAGCGTGCCGGAAGGCTCCGCGGTGACCTTCACCGTCAAGGACTCCGGCGGCAACACCGTCGACAGCGTGCAGTTTGTCTCCGACTGGTCCTTTGACTACCTGCACAACGTCACATCGCTCGCTGATCCCGTCAACGGCCGCGTCTCCGCATCGCAGGCGCTGATACTCTCCATCCTCGGCACGTCCGCCACGACCGCCGTGCTTACCTACGAGGGCGGCGCGACGGAGACCGTCACCGTGGCCGCGTCCTCCGGCCCCGTGCAGATAGTGTCCATCCCGCTGTCCGCATACACCGGCCTGAAGACCGTGACCGTGGGCGGCAAGACCTACGAGGTGACGCAGGCGTGCCACCGCTACGCGCTTGCATACGTCAACGCCTTCGGTGGCTGGGACACCCTGCTGATGGAGGGGCTGTCGATGCAGCAGGACGGCTACACCCGTCACACGATGAAGCAGCGCTACAACAACGCCGTCCGCGCCGACCGCGGCACCGCCGAATACGTCAACGAGATCGCGCGCCGCTGGACGCTCCGCACCGGGTGGATGCAGGACGGCCAGTCGCTCCGGATGCACCACGTCCTCGGCTCTACGCACGTCTACCTGTACGACATCGCGGAGGGTGCGCTCATCCCCGTCACCATCACTGACGATGTCTGCGAGTATAAGACCTACCGCGCCAACGGTGCGCAGATGGTGAACTACACGATCAGCGTCGAGCTGGCGCAGGAAATCATACGCCGATGAGACGCAAGGTGCAGCTATACATCGCCGGGCGACAGGTGGATCTCGGCGATGACTCGTTCATCCTCTACAACTGGACACGCGAGGATCTCGGCAACCCGACGGCCGTGGTGAACTCGTCCAGCCAGCAGGTCGACCTCCCCGGCACCTGCCGGAACAACTCGCTCTTCGGTTCCGTGTTCCGCCTGGATCGCCGCACCCTGCTCGGCAGCGGCTATGACGGCGCAGGCTTCGACCCGACACGGAAGACGCCGTTCATCCTCTACGACAACAACGGCCGCGTCCTGGAGTCCGGCTACTGCCGGCTCGATGCGGTGAACACCCACAGCAGGCGCCACGCCTACACCGTCACGCTCTACGGCGGCCTCGGCAGCTACTTCTACGCCCTGTCCAGCAAGGAGGACGGCACGCCGCGCACGCTGACGGACCTCATCTATGCCGATATGAACGGCAACGACGTCACCGCCTTCCCGGTGTTCCCCGGAGCGGACAGCGTGCAGGACGCCTGGACGGTGCTGGGGGGCGGCACTCCGGAGCTCAAGACGTTCTGGAATGTCATAAACTTCGCACCGGCCTACAACGGCCTGCAGGACGACTTCGACGCCTCCCACGCCCTGATGAACAATGACGCCTATGTCAATATGCCGATAGGTGTGGACGAAGATGGCGAGCGCGGCTACGAGTACACATACAAGGCGGGCCTCGACTGCGCCCTCGTCTCGTTCAGCAACCCTCATACGGAGTGGGAGCTGTGCGACTTGCGCTGGTACCTCCAGCGGCCCGTCATATCCGTCAAGGCGTTTCTCGCTGCGTGCTGCGACTCTCGCAACAACGGCGGGTACGATGTCGAGCTGGACGCGACATTCTTCAACGATGACAACCCTGCGTATGCCGCCGCGTGGTGGACGCTGCCTATGATCGCCAGCGAGGACCGCGCACACGATGACTGCATCGAGAACGTTCTCAGGGCGACCAAAACTCCGATGGACTACCTTGTCGGCTACTGCAAGCACTTCGGCCTGCTGTTCGTCTGGGACTCCGAGACTCACACCGTCAAGATCCTCACCCGTGCATCGTTCTATGAAAACACGTCCGAGATCGACCTCTCCGAGCGCATCGACCGCTCGCAGGCTATCTCCCAGGACCCGGTGCTGGCGGATTCCCGCTGGTACCAGCTGGGCGACGGCGGCAAGGGTGAATTTGTCGAGAAGTATGCGCAGGACTATGGCCGCGGCTACGGCACGCAGCGCGTCGACACCGGCTACGAGTTCGACGCAGGGACGAAGGTCCTGACGGAGGGCAACGTCTTCCAGGAGGCTGCGGAGGTCCAGGAGTCTGACGTCCTTTTCGGCGAGGCGTCGCGCATCCTCTCCGGACGTCAGTGGCAGCGCTTCTTCCAGCTGCCGCGCTTCGAGGGCGTGACCTATGAGCTATGGAACGATGACGGCGAGTCCAAGTCCTTCCCGATGCAGTGCCCGCAGGACACGACATTCTGGGATGTCCCCGGCACTCCCGGTCTCGACTGGCTCCCGAAGGTCCAGCTGCACGGCGCGGAGAACAAGGCCAACGACGGCGCCGACGTGCTTCTGTTTTTTGCTGGCATCAAGGACACGCCCGTGTACTCGTCCGGATCGTGGAATGTCCGCAAGTCCTACTTCCTTACCGACGACAACGGCGCGATGACGGATCTGGCTGGAGCTCCCTGCTGGGACCTCACCCGCACGGGCATCCAGCGTTTGTCGCTCCCCTCCTTCCGCCGCGTCTACCTCTCTGGCCGTTACATCCTCGACTCCTGGGAGTGGGGAGTTCCGGCTGTGCGTCCGGTGCTGGATATTGACTATCCCTCCGGCAAGCCGACCACCCTGTTTGCAAAGTGGTGGCAGGCGTACTTGCGCGACCGCTACAACGTCGATACGCGAGTGATGACGGCGCGGGTGGACCTGCGGGGCCTCCCCGTTGGTCAGGAGCTTCTGCGGCGCTTCTATTGGTACGACAATGCGGTGTGGGTGCTGAACGCCATCCGCAACCACCCGCTAACCTCTTACGATCTCACCGAGTGCGAGTTCGTAAGGGTGCAGGACAAGAGTGCGTACACGCTCGGCCCTGGCGCCGCGCTCACTCAGTTCCTTATGATCGAGCCGGACGCTTCGTCCTTCTCGCTTAACCCGTCGGGCGAGACGCTTCAGCTGACAGTGAAGTCCTCCAGCGCTTGGACACTTTCTCTGTCCACCATCGTGTCCTGGCTGACCGTAAGTGCAACATCCGGCAGTGCCGGCACCACCGCCATCACGTTTACCGGCACGGCGAATACCAGCGGCGGCCGCAGGCAGGTCACCATCACCCTCACGAACACCGAAGGCGAGACGCTGTCCTTCGTCATCCGTCAGGCGATGAAGGTGGCCAGCTCGCTCTCCATATCCCCGTCGTCTATCGTCATCCCCGCAGGTGGCACTGCCTCCGAGGGCGTGAGCCGCGGAAGATCCTGCCGAGTCACTGCTGACGGCGCCTGGGATGTGGACTGGAACAATGTGCCTGCGTGGCTCACGGTCATCAAGTCCACCGTCGGCATCACGCTGAAAGCGGGTGCCAATGCCGGCGAGGAGCGCAACGCTTCTATCAAGATATTCCTGACGGGCGAGCCGGAGACGTATGCGACGTTGTCCGTGGTGCAGGAAGCAGGCGAGGGCGGCACCGGCGGCATCACGCTCCTGGACGGGAACGGAAACAACTCGACCACCGTGGAGTCGGATGGCGGCACCGTTACTCTCGTTCTTACCATTCCCGACGGCGCTGACTGGACGATCGCATCCAGTGCCAGCTGGGCATCCGTGACGCCTGTCTCCGGCAGCGGAAACAATAACCAGATAGCCGTGACCGTGCCGGCATATACGGGCAGCAGCGACCGCCCTGCAACTATCACCGCCACCCGCAGCGGCTATGCGGAGGGTGCCGTCTTCTACCTATACCAGGCGGCACCGTCATCGCAGGACAGCATCGCCCTATACCGTGCCGATGCTCATTTCTTCGACAACGTGGAGATTGACGGCAATTCAAGCATCTATCCAGTGGACGTCGTTGCCGTGGGCGCCTGGACGGTTGCGTCTGGCTCCAGCTGGATACACCCGTACACGAATTACGGCGCTTGGTCTGGCAGCGGAAACGCTACGCTGTGGTTCCAGGTAGATGCCAACCTGGGCGCGCCGCGTACAGGCACGATAGTCGGCACGCATACCGCCACCGGGCAGACCGCGACCTTCTACGTTTACCAGTCCGGCGACGGTACCGTGTCGCTGGATGCCTCTTTCAGCTCGCAGTCTATTGACTCGTCCGCGCAGCAGATCTCGCTCTCCATCCGTGCGACATCCGGCCTCGCCTGGACAATCGACTCTATCAGCAGCGGCCTCACCCTCGATGCAACATCCGGGACAGGTCCCGCGACCATCGTCGCCTACGTCACAGCCGCAAGTGCGCAGCGCACCCTGTCCTGTCGCATCCGCAATACGGCCTACGGCTTGAGCGTCACGCCGTCCTGCGTGCAACAAGCGCCGGCCGCATCTGACTATCTCCGCGTGACGCCTTTTGGTACGTTCAACGTGGGGGCCGCCCAGACTTCACAGACGTTCAGAATCGAATGTAGCACGGCGTGGCGGGTGACGTCTGCATCCTCCGAGGTCAGCATATCTCCGGCCAGCGGAAGTGGCAACGCCACTGTCACCGTCACCTTCCCCGCGAACAATACCACCAGCGCTAAAGACTTCGCGCTGACCTTCGCCACGACCAACGGCCCCAATATCTCCGTCAACGCTACTATCCACCAGCTGGCGGCCAGCTCCGCGACGCTGGAAGTGTCGCCTACCGCCGTGACCATCCCCGGCACGGGTGCGGCGGAGACCGTCACCATCACCGCGTCAGGGACGTGGAGCGCGTCGAAGTCGGACAGCTGGATCACCACGGCCGTCCCCAATGCGGGGACACTCCGCATCGGCGCTTCCGTCAACAGCGGCGCACCGCGTGACGGTACCGTGACGATCACCTGCGGCGACAAGAGCGTCACCGTCGCGGTCCACCAGGCAACGACCTCCGCACTGGAGGTGAGCGCCAACGCCGTCCAACTTGCTGCTGCGTCAGGCAGCCAGGGCACCGTCACGGTGTACGCATCCGGCTTGTGGGATATTTCGGAGTACACCGACATCCCTATCTGGCTGGAGGTGGTCTATCCGGCACACGCCGGCAGTGATAACGGTGAGACGATGACCTTCCGCGCAAAGACAGCGAACACCACCGGAAGCAGCCGCACCGCGACCATCCGCGTGATGCTGGCAGATAACACGGAGTTCTATGAAGACATCACCATCACTCAGCTATCGTCCTCTGTCCTCTACTGTTCGCCGACCGGCATCAATGTCCCTGCCGAAATCAATACCGGCTTCGTGCATATTACCTCCAACACGTCGTGGCACCTCCAAAGCCTCGACGAGGGGCTGTCCATCGCCAGCGCGGCGCAGAGCGGCACGGGCGACGCGGACGTGATGTTCCTCTGTCAGGCAAATCCCGACGAGCAGGTGCGGCAGCTGCGCGGCACCTTCGTGACGGACGATGGGACGAAGACCGCGTCCTTCACGGTCATCCAGGAGGCGGCCCAGGCGGCCATCGTGATCGAGCCTGACCAGTCGCTCTGGTTTGAGACGTCCGACGACCCCGAAGCGAGCGTGCTCACGCAAGTCAGAAAGGTGACCACCACGAAGGCGTGGACAGCCGTGAGCTCCAAGAGCTGGCTGACCTTCGCGCCGACATCCGGAACGGCAGGGGAGACGACCGTGACGTTCACCGCCCGCGGCTCTCTCACGGACGTCTTGTCGGCCACCTGGGCAATCACCGCGGGAGATGCGACCAAGACGCTCGGCGCCCGCTGCATCCCCGCTCCAACAGAAGATTCTAACACTTATTAAACAATGGCTGAAATCGAAACTATCACCATACTGAAGGTCGGCACCCAAGAGGCCGTCAAGAATGTCGGCGACCTTCGGAACAATATCAAGATCTTGAAGAAAGACCTGGAGGACCTCGACATCGGGACGCAGGAATACCAGGACACCCTCTCGGAGCTGAAGGTCAACCAGAACGCGCTGAAGGATGCGATGTATGCGACATCGTCCAGTATGGACAACCTTGCGCAGGCGGCCACCGGCACGGGTGAGAGCTACAACGCCCTCGTCCACCGGATGGCGGCGTACAAGGAGGAACTCCGGACCGTCGACACGTCCACCGAGGCGGGGATGCAGCGCTTCAAGGAGCTGGCCGCGCAGGTCAACAATGTCAACGACAAGCTGAAGGCGCTGGACGCTGCGCAGGGAAACTACCAGCGCAACGTGGGAAACTACAAGAGCGCGCTCGACGGCTTCCACCAGGTGGTGTCCGACCTCCCGCCCAGTATGAACGCCGTAAAGAACGCAGGCGACCAGCTGGACAAGTCGTTCAAGATAATGTCGACCAACCCTATAATCGGCGTCATCACCCTGCTGGCCCCGCTGATTAACAAGATAGCCGACGGCCTGAAGGATAACGAAAAGGCGACGGCCGCGCTCCAGAAGGCGATGAAGGCCCTGGAGCCGGTGATGCAGTTCTTCCAGGGCATCCTCGACAAGATCGCCGACGCGCTCACCTGGGTGGTGGACCAAATGATCGAGCTGGCCGGAAGGTCCGACGGTACGTCCCAGAAAATCATCGGCGGCGCTGCCGGTGTCGGAAACGCGATTATCAACTTCCTCGTTACTCCGTTCCGCATCGCCATAGAGGCGGGCAAGGGCGTGGTAAACGTCCTCAAGGACATCTTCTCCGGCAACTGGAAACAGGCGGGGCAGACGGCCCGCGATGCGCTCTCAGGCATATCCTCCGCCATCGACAAAGGCTTCGCCTTCAAGCAGAATTTTGAGGCGGGACAGGCAGCCGTGGACGGCTTCGCCGCGGGACTCTCCAGCCGGAAGAAAAAGGCGAAGGACGGCGCGAAAGAGGTGACGAAGGAGGTCAAGGACGAGTTCGACGACCTCGTCAAGCAGATCGAGGCGGATATGGAGAAGGCGGCCGCTGACCTGGACAAGGCCGAGGAGAAGCTGCTCAAGACCGCGCTCCGGCGTGAGAAGGACCGTCTCGCCGCCATCGACGCCGCGGCCAAGTATCAGCAGGACGTCAACGCCGCCACCGTGGACGATGAGCGTAAGCGGCAGGAGGAGTCGTACCGAATCGCCCAGGAGGGCAACCAGCGGAAGCTCGCCGCTCTGCGTGAGTTCCAGCAGGCAGCCATCGAGCGTGGCGACATCTCCGCCTACCTCGACTACGAGAAGCAGATAGCCGACCAGGAAGTGGCCATCGAGGTGGCGGCTATGGAGGAGCGCGCCCGCATTCGCCGTCAGGACGTCGAGGATGCGAAGAAAGCCGCCGAGGCAAAGGCGAAGGTGATGCAGGCATACGCCGCCGGCGTGGGTGACGTGCTGGGCGCCATCGCCGACCTCTATGACGCCAGCGCAGACGATGACAAGCGCTCCTTCGAGAACAGCAAGCGCTTCCAGCTGGCCGAGACGTGGGTGAACACCCTCTCCGGAATGGCAAGCGCCATCTGGGCGACTTGGAACGACAAGACCATCCCCAGCGCCATAGCGAAGGCGGCGCTCGCCGCGACCAATGCGGCCGGAGTCCTCGCGTCTGGTGTGGCCACCACGGCGAAGATCCGCAGTACGCAGTTCGGCGGCGGAGGCGGCAGCGGCGCAGCGGTGATGGCGGCCACCGCTCCGACCATAGCGACATCCCTGCCGCAGGTGCTTCAGGCGTCCACTGCGAGCGATGTGGAGCGCCTGAACAGGGCATCCGAAGCGCAGCGCGTCTACATCCTTCAGAGCGACATAGAGGCCACGGGAAGGGCGCAGCGCGTCCGCGTCGCGGAGACCACATTCTGACGAGGTGTGAACGCATCACCAAATCACGCTATTAAGGGTCAGCTATGACCACTATCGACGGAATACCTGTCTACCGCGTACTGGTAGACGATGAGAAGGACGGAATGGTGCGGATCTCCCTGGTGGACGATCCGGCCGTGATGTCCGACTTTGTCAGCTTCGACCGCAAGCAGCGGGCGCAGCGCTTCGCCGTGCAGGATGAGGAGAAACGCATCGTGCGCGGTGTCGTCGCGCGAGCTGACTTCCCGATCTTCCGCACCGACGCGAAGACGGGCGACCACTACGTCATCTTCCCTGCCGACAGCATCCGCGAACTGGCGGAGAAGTACCTGACGGAGGACCGCGCCGACCGCGTGGACCTTATGCACGACGGCGAGGAGCAGGACGGTGTCCACCTCGTCCAGTGGTTTATCAAGGACTCCGCCGCCGGTATCGCTCCGGAAGGCTTCGACGACATCGCCGACGGGAGCCTGTTCGCGGAGTACCACGTCACCTCTGACGAGATATGGGAGGCCGTGAAGGACGGCACCTATAAAGGCTTCTCTATGGAGGTTTTCTACACGCTCCAGCCGGAGGAGGACGCCGGCTATGTCCGCGAGGCTGTCGAGGACGCCGACGGTATGTTTGAGCGCATTATGCAAGCACTTTCACAGCGCAATAATATGAAGATTTCACAGCGTAACAACCTGCTGCGCAAGCTGGGCCGCATCTTGTCCAGCTTCGCATCCGTCACCACCGACAAGGGCGTGCTCGCCTGGGACGGTGACGAGGATCTCAAGGCTGGCGACCGCGTCTATACCGAGGACACGGAGGGTGAGCGCACCCCGGCAGCTGACGGAGATTACACCACCGAGGACGGCAAGGTCATCGTCGTGGTGGACGGTGCTGTGTCGGAGATCCGCGACCCGGAGGCGGAGGTCGACTCGACCTCTGAGTTCGGCAGCAAGGGCACCGACAAGGGCACGCTCTACTGGGACGGCGAGGAAGACCTGAAGGAAGGCGACCGCGTCTACACCGAAGACGAGGACGGCAACCGCTCCGACGCTCCCGATGGTGAGTACCGCACCGAGGATGGGAAGGTCATCACCGTCGTCGACGGCGTGGTGGCATCCATCACTGACGATGAGGCGGAGGTTGCTGACGAGCCGGAGGGCCTGTCGCGTCACAACCGCATCCGCGCCATCTTCGAGGAGTCCTTCCAGGAGAAGGAGCGCGCCATCTATGACGCCCTCGCAGAACTCGGCCTGGAGTACCCTTACATCGTCGAGGCCGCCGACACCTACGCAGTCATCTGCGTGTACTCTGACGGCGAGCACTACTACCGCTACGGTCTCAGCTTCGACGCCGACGGCAAGTGCACCCTCGCCGACTCCCAGGAGGTCAAGCCGGCCTTCGTGCCGCTCGACTTCGTATCTCCTTTCGAGGACGGCGCCGCCGATCCTGCCGCCGAGGTCGAGGATCTCCGCAGGGAGAATGCCGACCTGAAGGCACAGGTCGCCAAGCTCTCCCGCACTCCTCTCGCCGATCCTGCGAAGAAGGTCACCGTCACTGGCGGTGCCGAGCCTGGCAAGACCGGCATCAAGGGCCTGGACACCCTCGCCCGCTTCCGCAAGCGTTAACCAATCAAACACACCCCAACTATGGCAGTACTTAACTTTCTGGTCAACACCCTGCCTGCCTATGTGCAGACCAACAGGGATGTCATCCTGTCCAACTTCGCCCTCGTCGGCCGCGACACCCGCAGCCGCATCGGCGTGCAGACCGGCATTAAGAAGTCGGCCTACCTCAACTACCTGAACATCCAGCCGGTCCTCCAGGACGGAAACAACTGCGTCTTCAACCCGCTGGACAGCATCACCCTCACCCAGCGTGAGATCAACGTCGCCATCTTCAAGGTAGACGGCGAGATCTGCGACAAGACCCTCGTCGGCAAGTATGCCGAGTACCTCGTGCGCATCAACGCCAACGAGAACGACCTCCCCTTCGAGCGTTACATCGTCGACGGCCTCGTGGCCGAGATCAACAAGGCGATCGAGAGGGTGATATGGCAGGGCAACACCAGCGCCCAGTCCAATCCCGACCTCATCAACGGCTTCCTCACCCAGTTCGCCGCCGACAACTCCGTCGTGAAGGTCAGCATTGCCAGCGGTGCCAGCGCTTACGCTGGTATCTCCCAGGTCTACGCCTCGATGACCGAGGAGGCCATCGAGCGCGGCGCCCTCATCTTCGTCGCCCCTGCGATCTTCCGCGCCTTTATGATGGAGATGGTCGCTCTCAACCTCTTCCACTATTCCGGCGCCGTCAACGACGATCCCGATGAGTTCATCCTTCCCGGCAGCTCCGCCCGCGTCGTGAAGACTCCCGGCCTCGCCGGCAGCCTGAAGATCGTCGGCACCTTCGGCGACAACCTCGTCTACGGTACCGATATGGAGAACGACGAGGAGGACTTCCTCATCGACTTCGACAAGAAGAATCGCACCTGGTACTACCACGCAGAGTGGGCCTCCGGAGTGGCGTATCACTTCCCCGCTCACATCGTCCAGGGCACCTTCGCCGCCGCTCCCGTGCCTCCTGCACCCGGCGTGACCGCCCTCAACACCATCGCCAACAAGGAATAGGCGACACCGTTCCATCCGTGGCGGCTGCTGACGCGGCCGCTGCGGAATTTACCAACCTTCAAAAACGAAATCTATGGCCTGCAACCAAGCTATATCTGGACTCGTCCAGGACTGCGCCACCAGCAAGGGCGGCGTGGCTGAGGTCTACCTCGCCAACTATGACGACGTGTCCGCCATCACCGTCACCGACGGTCAGGTCACGGGCATCACTATGGCGACCGGCAAGAAGTTCAAGAGGTACTACTTCCGCCCCGGCACGTCCTCGATGACGTCCACCCTGAATCTCGACGTAGCGGCCGGCGTGAACTTCGTCCAGACGCTCCTGAATATGCTGTTCTCGAGAATGGAGAGCACTAAGCGCATCGAGCTAGCAGCGCTCGCCGTCAACGACCTGCGCGGCATCGTGAAGGATAGTAACGGCGTCTACTGGCTGCTCGGCGAGGAGGAGCCAATGATCGCCAACGCGGGCGACGGCCAGACCGGCACCGCGAAGACAGACGCCAACCGTTACTCCATCACACTGGAGGACAACAATACCTCCTTCCCGAAGGAGATCCTCGTCGGCACCGGCGGTGTCGACCTGTCCACCATCGTGGAGTAAGACCTATATCCCTCCTTCCCGGATGCCGGGGGGCACGTTTGCAAGGCAGGCGGCTCCCCGGCTTTTTTTCGTGTGAACAATTCCGGCGGCGGCGCTATTATAGGTCAGAATGATCTACTTGAAGAATACAACCGACACGCAGTTCCTCCGCATCCTGGCCAACGGGCCGAAGGCGGACGGCGAGATCGTGCTGCGGATGGTCAACACCATCAACCGCGGCCCCGGCAGCCGCCTGGACGTCACCCGCGGGCGCGACGCCTATGTCCCGCTGGTAGGCGCGGACGATGCCTATTTCCACGACTCCAACGACTTCCAGGTGTACGTCAGAGACGTCGCTCTCGATAACTCCCGCACCTACTACCAGGGCACCGTCGATCTGCCTGCCGGCATCACCGACGGCGAGTACGAGTACACCTTCACCGTCGGCGGCGTGGTCGTGTCCTGCGGCCTGGCAATCGTAGGCGAGCCGAAGTCCCGCGCCATCCAAAACAGTAACACCGTGCAATATGAGCAATACAGAAGTAAATGACCCTATCCGCCTGGCGGCGCCTGTCGTCTTCCGCGCCATCGACAAGTATATAGAGTCGAATATCGTGGCGGCGACCGAGACGAAGATCCGCGGCGGTGACCGCGTGACCTGGGGCGACGATAATGGCTATCCCGACTATCTGCTGTCCCTCTACAAGGAGGTGGCGACGCTCGGCTCCATCGTCAACGGCTGCGTCGACTATGTGGCCGGAAACGAGGTGACCTTCGTCTCCGAGCTTTTCCCGGATGGCAAGTGCAACCGCCTCGGCGAGCTGGCCGTGGACATCGTCCGCGGCGCGGCCCTTGACTGGTACATCTTCGGCGGCTTCGCCTTCGAGATTATCCGCGCCCGTGACGGCCGCCCCGTTGAGATCTACAACATCGGCATCGAGAAGCTCCGCACCAACGAGGACTGCAACGTCTTCTACTGGAGCGACAACTGGGCGAAGGGGGGCAGGGACAAGAAGACCTACCCGTCCTTCCTGCCGGACCTCGACTGGGCCACCCTCACCGACGAGGAGCGCGACCGCCACGCGGCATCCATCCTCTACGTCAAGAACACCCGCAAGCAGGTATATCCGATGCCGCTGTACGCGCAGGCAGTCAAAGACTGCGAAATCGAGCGCAGCATCGAGGAATACCACCTGAACAGCTTGGAAAACGCCTTTGCGGCGTCGGCTTTCATCCAGCTGTGCAACGGCGTGCCTTCCTCCGACGAAATCAAGCAGCAAATCGTCGACGACCTGCTGGAGATGTACGCAGGCAAGGACAACGCCGGGCGGATAATGGTGTCATTCTCTCCGGACAGGCAGCACTCCGCGCTCGTCCAGGAGCTGCACACCGAGGACTTCGGCCAGCGGTACGAGGCGCTTGCGAAGCGCAGCCGCCAGCAGATATTTACCAGCTTCCGGGCAAACCCTAACCTCTTCGGCATCCCTACCGAGTCGCTCGGCTTCTCCTCGGAGGAGTATCAGAGCGCTTTCAACCTTTTCAATCGGACGCAGATCGTCCCCGTCCAGGGACGCATCATTGACGCCTTCGAGCGTATCTGCGGCGTGCCCGGTGTCCTGGAGATTCGACCGTTCAACCTCGCGGGCGACCGCGTCAGCACCACTGAATAGCTATGACGGAATACCTCCTTACCTCCGAGGACTTTATCAAGTCCTGCACGAATATCTCCGACAATCTGTCCGGGAAATACCTCCAGTCCGCCATCCGCGAGGCGCAGGAGGTCGTGCTGCGTGGCATCCTCGGCTCCTGCCTGCTGGATCACTGCAAGCAGCTGATGGCAGCCGGAGAGCTGGAAGGCGACTACGCCGACCTCGTCGACCGCTGCCAGTACTTCCTTGCCTGGACGGTTGCGAGCGACCTCGGTATGCGTTCCAGCTATAAGCTGACCAACTTCGGCCTCGCAAAGAGCAACGACGAGAACTTGAGCGTCGCTACGCTGGACGAGATCGCCGCCAACCGCGGCTACTACCTTGCGAAGGCTGACGCCCAGTGCTACGCCCTTCAGACGTGGCTGCTGGAGAATCGTGCCCTCTTCCCGGAGCTGCGCGACTGCGACTGCAACCGGATGCGCGCCAACCTCACCGACGCCGCCAGCTGCGGCATCTACCTGGGCGGCGCGCGTGGCAAGTCCAACCGTAACCCGTACCGCAAATGACACTGCTGGAAATCATACAGGCGATTGAGAACGCGGCGGCGCAGCAGCCGACCGTGGCTATGATCGTGGAGAACGACATCTTCCGGCTGAACAGCTACGCGGATGCTCGTTACGGCGTCTTCGCGTGGGTGCAGGGCCGGCACCGTGTTGACTCCCTGACGCCCGACTTCATCCGGTACTCCTTCACCCTCTATTACGTCGACAGGCTCCGCAACGACATCGCCAACCAGGTAGAGGTGCAGAGCACCGGCATCGAGACCTTGCAGAACGTCCTGCGTATGCTGCGGGATGCCGGCATCGAGCCGGAGACGTATGAGTTTCAGTCGTTCAATCAGCGCTTCGCCGACGAGTGCGCCGGCGTGTTCTGCTCCGTCACCTTCCTCGTCGACGCGGGAAGCGAGTGCGCGGACACGGCGATGGTGCCGGATGGCTGGATCGCCAGTGATGCAGATGTGAAAATCAGAAAATATTGATAAGATATGGCAGAAATTTATAAATCAAAATTCCCCGGTCAGGAGATCGACGAGCGTCTGGAGCTTATACCTGAACTCCAGGAAGGCGTAGAGGCCGCGCAGCAGGCTGCGGACGGAAAATATACCAAGCCGGCGTCAGGCATCCCGATGACTGACCTATCGGACGAGGTCCAGGAGGCTATCGAGGAAGGCGGCGGCCAGGCAGACTGGGCGCAGACGGACACTACCGCGCCGGATTACATCAAGAACAAACCGTCCATCCCCACCCACGTCGTGCGTTTCGTCCAGCAATTCCTCTCTGACTCGGAGCGAATACAGGCACGCGCAAACATCGGGGCAGGAACGTACACCAAGCCTTCGGGGGGAATCCCCGAAAGCGACCTCGCCGACGATGTGATTCCTGACGTGTCAGACTTCATCACCAACACGGTCAACAACCTCGTAAACTACTATCTCAAGAGCGAGACGTACAGCCGCTCCGAGGTCCAGCAGCTCATCGCCGCAATCCAGGGCGTGTCCTTCGTCTCCGTCGCATCCCTGCCGACACCTTCCGCCGACACGATGGGCGGGAAGATCTACCTCGTTCCCAGCGCCAATCCTGATGAGCAGAACGTCAAGGATGAGTTCATCACTATCCAGGACGGCAACACCTACACCTGGGAGCAAATCGGGTCGACAGCGGTGAATCTCTCCGGCTACGTCACCACGCAGCAGCTCAACAACGCGCTGGCGGCATATACCACCACGGAGGCTCTGACCACCCTGCTCGCGGCGAAGCAGGACACGATCTCCGACCTGTCCGCCATCCGGAGCGGAGCTACGGCAGGTGCCACTGCATACCAGAAGCCGCAAACCGGCATCCCTGCATCCGACCTCGCTCCCGGCGTCATCCCGACCGTCCCGACGGACGTGGTGAAGTATTCGTCACAGAGCCTCACTGACGCGCAGAAGGCGCAGGCAAGGACCAATATCGGCGCAGCCGCTGCGTCTGCCCTGACGGCCTTGGAGACGGCCATAGCGGCGAAGTACACCAAGCCTTCCAGCGGTATCCCGGAGACGGATTTGGAGGCCAACGTTCGGGCCGCTCTCGCCCTGGCGCGCACCTCCATCCAGTCGCTGGCTGACTACTACGACAAGACGGAGATAGACTCGCTCCTCGCGGCGGTCAGCTCCGAGCAGTATGTTGACGTGGCCACCCTGCCCACGGCATCCGCGTCCACCCTCGGCAAGATTTACCTCGTCGGCCCTACCAATGGCGTGTATGACCGCTACTATACCAGCTACGACGGCACCACCTATTCCTGGGTGGGTGTCGGCACTACCGAGATCAACCTGGCGAACTACGCGACGAAGGAGGAACTCAATCAGTTATCCCAAAAAGTGGGCGCATCTGACGAAACGGTCAACTTGGCATCGTTTACCCCTTCGCTGGGGACAATCATAAATGCCGGCGGGAATTGGGCCAATTCAAGCACCTCTAAAATTATATTCATCCCGATTAAGGATACCAGCGGTTCTCTTTCCTTAAAGACTACGACAAAAGCGGCCATTATTGCTTTTTTGAAATCCGACACGGTCGGCGCGACTGGCTCCACCGCCGCTTTTGCTACCGGAGAAACGGGGCGCAGAACCATTCCCGAAGATAGTGAGGTGGTTTTTGACTCGATTCCTTCGGATGCCGCCTTCCTGTATCTCGTTGTGGCGTCATCAGATGGCGTGGACAGGCGGCCGACATTTACCTTAAAAGAAACTTACGGTTTAGAGCCGCGGGTATCGGAACTCGAAGAAATTACGGGTGACCTCAAGAATGAAGTATATGATATAGATTCAAGGGCGTATGATTATAGCGGACTGACTCACTATGGCTGGCTTATAAGGGACAACGGGAATTGGTTCGATGCCGAAGAGCATAATCTCAACGATTGCGTCCTCATACCTATCACTCCCGGCGTTAAATATAAGGTAGTTGCGAAAACAACCGGGCAAATTATCGCCTTGTTAAAATCTTCTACAATGGTCAGCGATTCATCGGCGGACTTTTGCGCTGGATATTCGGGGAGAATTACAATATCTTCCGGAAACTCGGTTTCATTTACCGCCCCTTCGGATGCGGCCTTCTGCTATTTCCAATTATTATCTTCGGGAAATGTAAGGGACGCAGATTTTATGGAGCCATACCCAATCGAAAAGAGGGTTGCGACTCTTGAGGATGCGATAGGTGTCGATGGAGAAGAAAAAGTCGATGCATTCAACACCGCCCCGGAATACTTCACGTGGGAGAAGATGGAACAGCAGACGAAACTGAAATGGACTCCCCGCTCCGCAGACATCCAGAAGGCGAGTTCCACGACGAAGTTCCCCGCGAACACCGAACAGGTCGGGATGCCGTATTCTTCGGTATGGGAGTATATGAAATTCGTTGGGACAGATGTGTCCTTCCATACCTTTATGACGGCACTCCGGAACAAGTATTCGCTGATGTACACGGAGTGCGTCCGGAATGATTATTCAAAATCGGCCTATGGTCGAACATATCACGGGGCGGCGAACTCCGGGCCTTTCTATGGGAATACGTGTTCCAGCCTCACGTCTTACGCACTCGGCTCTCTGCCATACACAACGAAGATGTTTGTTGAACTCGCAACGCGGGGAATCCTTGAAGTGGTCTATGACCAGTCTGCGAACGGCGTTCTTCGCGGTGACCTTCTCTGGCAGACGGGCCACGTCCGTATGATTAAGAATGTGTGGCGTAAGAACGGCGTTGTGACGAAGGTTCTGGTCTGCGAAGAAGTCCAGCCGCAGGCGAAGGACAATGCGATAATGACCGCAACGGAGTTTAACACCTTCATCGCGCAGAACTCTATGATTATCTACCGCTACAAGGACTTGTACAAGAATATCAGTTACACGCCGTCCCCTTATGTCGCCGTGGGTGACGAAACTCCCGCAACGGTGACATACAACGATGACATCTGCACCTTCGCCGGGGACAAGGCATCGTTTGCGGAAGGCGAGTTGATTTACATCCACTGTCTAAATCTCTCCTATCCGCAGATGGAGATATACAAGGATAATGTGCTGCTTGAAACCATCACACTCGCAACTGATGCCCGTGCATCAAAGACTTCCGACGACCTCGCCTATGCGGTTAATCTTTCCAATGATAGCCTCGCTTATGGAATGTACAAGTGCCGTTTGAAGAACGGAAACACATATAGCGACTACACCTATTTTGAGGTGGTGGACACTTCCGTTTCCGCAGATGGCGCATTCTCATCCACGAAGGGCGTGGCCGTTCTGTATTTCTTCACGGATTCCACGGGGCGAGCCCCGGCAGCGATGGTCGCGATTGATTCCCGGCATAGCGGGACGGTGGACACCTCTGGCGCTGATAGCGAACGTCCCATCCTACGAATAATCTTCCAAGGCGAATACGGGCGTGTTTTTGCACAAGCACAAGTTATCTAATTAAACCCCTAACTGACTGAGATAACCGGAGGGTCGGCCTCCTGCGATAGACTGCCGGAAGGTCGCGCCGCAGAGCATACTGGCCCTCCATTTAATACACTACGACAATGTCACCTGCTGATAACTTGACTCGCATCCAGTCACGCCTGGCGATTGCTTCATTCACCTGCGGCGTCGTCATCGCCGCCGTGTGCATCTTCTTCATACCGCCAATCGGTGAGATCGCCAGCAGCGCCATATCCATCGTGTCGGAGCTTCTCGTCTTGACGGGCGCCCTCCTCGGCATCAAGACGTCCTTCGACATTAAACTCAAGAGATTCGAGGGCGAGATAGACAAACTGAGAGATGAAGAGAGACGACGTTCATAAAATACTATGCTTCCTCAGCGGCGCGGCCGCTGTCCTGAGTCTTGGCGGGGCGGTAATCGCCTGCCTTAATCACTATTATCTGATAGGCGCCTGCACCGCTTTTACGGCGGGCCTGGCGTTCTTTACAATCGTCAAGGAATGGAACAGAAACTGACCCGCTACTTCTCCCTTTGGGAGTTAGTAAGAAGCGATACCGCGCAGGCGAAGGGAATCAGCAACTTCCCGACCTTCGAGATCGCCGACCACCTGCTTCTGCTTACGCGGGAGATCCTCGACCCTATGCGCGATGCGTGGGGAGGTCCGCTGGAGGTGACGTCCGGCTACCGGTGCAAGGTGCTCAACAAGGCCGTCGGCGGCGTCGCCAACTCCGCGCACCTGGAAGGCTGGGCGGTGGACATCCGTCCGACTGACAAGCGCAGGACGGCGAAGTTTATCCTCTGGGCGGCAGGCTGGCTGGAGGACAACGGCATCGCATTCGACCAGGCAATCGACGAGCAAGTCAAGGGCGACAGGTGGCTGCACATCGCCCTCTACTCCAACGACGGAAGGCAGCGCCGTCAGAATCTCACCATCGTCAAATGAAAGAGCGCACTATCAATATCCTCCACGCCCTGCTGGCGGCGGCTATCGCCGTCGCTTTCGGCTTATGGTCCGCGCACCACTTCCGCTATGAGGCACCGGCAGAACCGGAGGTCATAGTCCAGGTGGACACGCTGGTCGTCCACGACACGCTGGCGACGGTCAAGCCAGTACCGTACAACGTCTACGTCGTGGACACGCTATGGTACGAGGTGCCGGTCTACGGTGGCCGCGACACCGTCTACCTGCCGCTCCCGCGTGAGGTGAAGGAGTACCGCGACAGCAGCTACCGCGCTATTGTCAGCGGCGTATATCCGAGCCTCGACACGATAGACATCTATCGGCATACCGTGTACGTCAACACCTTCCAGCAGATTCCCCCGCCCCGATGGAGCTGGGGAGTGCAGGCAGGTGTCGGTGCGTCAAAGGACGGCTTGACGCCCTATGTCGGCATCGGCATCCAGTACCGCTTGTCATTTCGGAAATAATCGCTATATTTGTCCTGCTATCCGATGCGCCCTGGCCCGCCGTTTTGGCGACGCTGGGGCGCTCACTTTTTCAGAACACGTCTCAATGTTGTCAAATCATTTTGGCGAAATAACGAAAAACGGCACCCCGCGCATCTCTGCGTAGGGTGCCTGCAATTCTAACCAAGAAGCACAGATTTTCCCCACTGCACGCGCCTCTGTGGCCGTTTCTCGCATTTCAAGCGGGGGCACTATTGCAATTTTGTACAAAATATGCGTATTTTTGTCTGTCAATGTTGTCCGAAAAATGTCAGCTCGGCCAACGTTGTCAAACACTCAACGCTATGCCCTCATTCAAAGCAGTCGTCGTGCCCGGCCAGCGCCGGCAGGACGGTACCTACAACGTGAAGATCCGCGTGCTCCACAACCGCGGACAGCGCCGCATCCCGACGTCCCTGTACGCGCGGCCGCAGGACCTCACCCGATCGCTCCGCATCAAGTCTCCGGACATCCTGAGCAAGTCGGACGAGCTCATCGCCCAGATGCGCGCCGCCATCTCCGACATCAATCCCTTCGACCTGGAGACTATGACCGTCGAGCAGCTCGTCGACCATATCCGCGGCGCCCTGAAGGCTGACACCTTCCGGCTGGACTTCTTTACCTTTGCGGATGAGTGGATATTGCGGAAGGCGGAGAGCACCAGGCGCAACTACCAGGGCGCGCTGGCGTCTTTCGCACGGTACCTGGGCCGCCGGAGCATCGACGTGAACGAGATCACCCGCCGGCTGATCCTGGACTATATGGAGGTGACTGACTCCGAGAACAAGCTGCAATGGTCGTACTCGAAGAAGATGCTGGTGGAGACGAGCAAGCCGAAGGGCGGCGGCACGGCGAGCCGGCACGTTATGAAGCTGGCGCACATCTTCGACGCGGCGCGCGCCCGGTACAACGATGAGGACAGCGGGCGCATCCTCATCCCGCGTGATCCCTTCAGCCGGATCGAGTACCACCTGCCGCCCTCGGAGGGCCAGCACAGCATCGGCGCGGAAATGATGCAGCGCGTCATCGACGCCCAGACTGACGACACGCTGGAGCGCATCGCGCTGGACGTCTTCGTCGTGAGCTTCGCAACGATGGGCGCGAACTTCGCCGACCTCTACAACGCCGTCCCGCCGCGTGGCGGCGTGTGGACCTACAACCGGCAGAAAACGCGCACCAGGAGGGCCGACAGAGCCGCGATGACCGTTTATATACCTGCGGTCCTTCAGGGCGCTCTACGGCGTCTTGGTGGCGATTCCGGCGGGGCGTGGTGGCTGCCGGTCCTGCGGGGCGTCGATCCGGACAAGAGCGTCGCGTCGCAGAAGGTGAACAGGGCGCTTGCGCGGTGGTGCAAGAAGAACGGCGCGGAGCGCTTCACGTTCTACGCCGCCCGGCATACCTGGGCGACGCTGGCCCGGAAGGCAGGCGTCGAGAAGGCGCTGGTCGACGAGTGCCTCTGCCACGTCGGCGACTTCCAACTGACGGACATCTACGCGGAGCGCGACTGGGACCTCATCAACGGCGCCAATGAGAAAGTCCTCGCGCTGTTCCGCTGGCCGTGAACGATTGAGGCGGCAGCGCTATTATAGTACGAGTAGCAAAGCGTTTGAGTTTTTCATAGCAAATGGTTTTCCCTGGGGCGCTGCGAAGTGCTCCAGGTTTTTATCAGACTTTTCTTTCCTTTCATAGTTCATATAGATGTTTATAATGCCGCAGGGGCGACGCCGTGATGGTGCCGCCCCTGTACTTTTTGCCATTTGCCTCGAACGATTCTGCCCTTTCCGCTATTATAGGGTGACATAATACGTTTTATTAAATAATACCAGTTGACCGGCCGTCGTGAGGCTCCCGCTGTCATCCAATCTTTTACTCTTCATAATTGTTATAGGTTTATTAATTCGCAAGCAGGCGACACCGTGAGGTGCCGCCTGTTTACGTTACTGGATCATCCGGAGCAGGACGCGCCAGACGCCGCGGATGTTCTCGGTATTGATCCGGATCGGCTGGTAGGCGGGATTGTCGGAGCGCAGCACCCACACGTCAGGATCTTCCGTCTGGTCGATGCGCTTCAGCACGGGGCCGTCCACGGTGTCGACGACGAACACCTCGCCCCAGGCGATGACTGAATGCACGCGCTTGATAAGCACTCGCGTGCCCGCAGGGAAGCCTGGAGCCATCGAGTCGCCCGTTACCTCAAAGGCGAGCTCCGCGCCCCGTACAGGGGACGTGATGCGCTCGCACTCCCATTCCTCCACTCCCTCGCTGAATCCCTGGAGGGCGCCGCCCCTGACGGCATAGGGTACGAGCGGCACGGTGCCGGCGGCGGGCGTATCTTCTCCTTCCATCGCTGGCCCCTCTCCCGTCAATAAATACTCAACGCGAAAACCGAACACGTCGGCCCAGTTGCGGGCGACATTCGTTCCAATCTTTCTACCCGACAGCTGATTGCTGACGGCCTGCTGCGATACTCCCAGACGGGCGGCTGCTTCGCCCATACTGATCTTGTTCTCCGATAAATACGCGCGCATCGTTGCGGCGATCTGTTGCTCTTTCCCCATAGTAACAAAACGAATGTGTAAAAAATTTCACAAAAATTTTGTGAATACAAAATAAATGTGTAGATTTGCATCAAGTGATACACAAAGTTAAACATTTATTCAAAACTCAAACACTATGACAAGCGAAGAAATACGCCAAGAGCTCGACTGTCTCAGTCACGAAATTTACAGGGTAGGAAAGATCTGCACCGACAAGATGGGCGACGCCACGCTGACCATCGCCGGCGAGTTCCTGAAGAATACCTCCTTTACAATCGACTCAATCATCACCCAGCTGGAAATAGCTGATACGAAATAAGGCCCTGGGAAGCCCGTGCGCGCGGCTGGAGAATGTGGGGAATAGCAAGCAAGGACGCGCGCAAAGAGGGGAGACTGGCCCGTGATACGGTAGACGGGATGTAATACGCCAACGAGAGCAGGTCCGACTCCTGCCTCCCCTCCCAAAGTGCTAAGACAATAGATCAGATGACAAACGAAACACCACTCCTCACTCGCGTCCGCGAGATGAACGTCGGCGACAAGATCACGGTGCCGATCGAGGCATACGGCCACAACACAGTGCGCCGCTATGCCTGTGACTGGGGCCTGTACCTGGGCCGCAAGTATTCAACGCACGTCGACCGCGTCAACCGTACCTACACCATCACCCGCTTATCGTAGCCGCCCTATGAATGCAGACAACCTTGACCGCATCATCGCCACCGCCGCGGAGCTGGGCGCGACCATAGCGCTCCAGCGTGTCGGACAGATCTCCGGCGAGATCTCCGAGCGCGAGGCGTTCCGCACTTACGGCTCCTGGCTCAGGCACGCTGTCGAGGCTGGACGCATCCGGGCGCACCGCACGGGCAACGGCCCCACCTCCAAGAAATTGTATAACGTGGCGCAGATCCTCGCACTCAGGGCGAGTGACGAGGCGAAGGCTACACTCAAAATCGGATAGCATTATGAAAAAGGAACTTACACCCGCCGAGTTGCAGCGCTGCTGCAATTTCCTCAACTGGCTGCACGTCCGCCTCTGGACTGCACTGGCGATCATCGTCGCCGTCCTCGCCGTCATCTTCAACCCCGGCCACCTGCTGACCGCCGCGCTGCTGCTTCTGTTCAGCCGCGCCGAGTGGGACACCCGTGACATCAACGCGCTGACGAAATGACGCAGTACATCGTAAAATACCAGTATCGCGGCTCCGCCCGCTTCGACTCTCCGCTCTACCGGAGGGAGGAGCGGATGCGCTTCGCCAGCTACCGCGAAGCTGCCGCCTGGGCGGATGCGGAACACCCGCACCTGCCGGAGTACAAGACGCTCGGCATCTACAAGGAGGAAGACATCGTCATCCCTGCCTATGGCTGCGGAATGACCGCCTCCGAGCGTGCCAGGACGTCAGACCGCGACACGGATATGAGCATCGCGCTCGGAACTTGCAGATTTAGATAAACTCAATACGCACAACTATGGCAGAATTAGACCTTTACAATTCTTGGAGACAAGTGCCGCAGAACGCCCAAAAGGAAATCAAGGGCGGCAATTTGAACGGCAAAACAGACATCAATCCCCAGTGGCGCATCCAGGTGCTGACGGAGCGCTTCGGCCCTGTCGGCTTCGGCTGGACGACGAAGATCACGGAGCACTGGAGTGACACCGAAGTGATCCAGGGCGTGACGGAGCGCGTGGCGTGGGTACGCGTCGAGCTTCGCGTCAACTACGGCGGCAAATGGTCGGAGCCTATCGAGGGCATCGGAGGCAGCAAGTACTCCGGCAAGGGCCGCGGCTCTGAACTCAACGACGAGGCGTTCAAGATGGCGGAGACAGACGCGATCAGCGTGGCCTGCAAGAAGCTCGGCATCGGCGCCGACATCTACTGGAATACCACCAACACCAAGTATACACAGACTGGCCAGCAGAGCCAGCCGCAGCAGCAGCAACGCCAGCGGCAGCCAGACTACCGGCTCATCACGCTGGACGAGAAGGACAAGCCGCTGCGCGACTGGCTGGTGCAGTGCGCTGCCGAGGGATATACCCGTGAGCAGTGCGAGCGTACCGCCAATCAGGCGTACAAGGTGACAATCCCCACCGCATTATGGCAAATGATACTGGACGAGGCACTATGAGCGACTACATCGTGATAACGAGGGAGATGCTGGCGCTTGGCCTCCGTGGCAGCAAGCTGCTGGTTTATGCTCTCGTCTATGCCTTCAGCAAGGACGGCGAGAGCGACTTCCACGGCTCCGCCCTCTATATCGCAAACTGGTGCGGCATATCCAAGCCGCAGGCTCTCGACATCCTGAAAGAACTGACCGCCGCCGGCCTGCTTGAGCGCAATGACAGCTACGGCCATCCGCATTATCGGGTAGCTGGTCGGAAAACCGACCGGTCGGAAAACCGACCGGAGGGGTCGGAAAACCGACCGGAGGGGTCGGAAAACCGACCTCTCCCCCCTACAACCCCCCTCACTGATAGTATA